CAGGGTCATTTGCGGCCAATAATCAGCTGCACTGATCTTGGGGAACATACGGTTTATAACTTGACCGTGGAAAACCAGCACACTTTCATCGCTAATGGTGTGCGCGTTCATAACGCTGGGCTAGGGGCGCGTGTTGCTGGTTCTGGTGGTGGTGGTGGTGGCGGCAAAGGCGGCGGTGGATCTTCTCATACACCAACAGAGGCTGACGATACTCTTCAGTCAGTTCAATTTGCAAACGTTCTTGACCTAATTAGTGAAGGTGAAATCCAAGGCTTAGATGATGGCAACAAAAGCATTTTCTTAGAAGACACTCCAATCGAGAATGCTGATGGCTCAAGCAATTTTGGAAACTTTTCAGTTGTTACGCGCACTGGAACGCAAACCCAAACTCATATATCCGGTGATTTGGGTTCAACCCAGTCAGAAGAATCAGTCAATACTGAAGTAACTAACGGCACTCCCGTCACTCGATCAATTACGGATACTGATGTAGATCGAGTGCGCGTCACACTTACAATCCCAGCCCTTCGAGTTGTTGAAAACAATGGCGACATTGTTGGACATTCAGTTGCAATCAAAATTCAAGTTCAGTACAACGGCGGCGGCTTTAACGACGTAATTTCGGACACAGTATCAGGCAAAAGTAGTGCAAGATACCAACGTGACTACATGGTCACGCTTAGCGGTGCTTTCCCTGTTGATATACGAATGGTGCGCGTAAGTGGTGACGAAAGCAGTACGCGCCGTTCCAGCTCGACATTTTTTCAATCTTATACAGAGATTATTGATGAAAAGTTCCGTTATCCCAACTCTGCATTAGTTGGCCTGCGTTTTGATTCTCGTCAGTTTGGCAGCGTTCCGTCTCGGAAATATCTAATCCGAGGCATCAAAGTCAAGATTCCAAGTAATGCGACGGTAGATACAACTACGCATCTTGGAAGGATTACATATTCTGGTGTTTGGGATGGCACGTTTCAAGCCGCAATTTGGACAAACGATCCAGCCTGGTGTCTCTACAATTTGCTTATAAATGACCGTTTTGGAGCGGGCGTTCCAGAGGATACGCTTGACCGCTATGACTTTTTCTCGATTAGTCAGTATTGCAACGTTTTAGTTAGTGACGGGAAAGGAGGTCAAGAGCCACGGTTCAGCCTCAACATGCTGATCAATAGCCGCGATGAAGTTTATAACGTCATTCAACAGCTAACTGCTGTTTTCCGTGGCATTGCATATTACGGCTCTGGATCGTTGGTGTTATTGCAAGACAAGCCAACAGATGCTCAGTATTTACTCGGGCCATCCAACGTTGCCGGTGGAACGTTCTCGTATTCTGGATCGGCACAAAAATCCCGTCACACCGTTGCCGTTGTGGCATGGCAGTCGTATGACACCCGTGGAAAGGTTGAATATGAATACGTTGAAGATCACGCAGCTGTCGCTAAGTATGGCCTTATTAAAAAAGACATTAAAGCCGTCGGTTGCTATAGCCAAGGGCAAGCCCATCGCCTTGGCAAGTGGACATTACTGTCAGAGCAAAACCTGACTGAGACTTGCGAGTTTGCTGTTGCGATTGAAAGCGGCATCCTTGTTCGCCCAGGAATGGTGGTTGATATTGCCGACCCAGTGCGAGGTGGAACGCGAAGAAGCGGACGAGTCAGCTCTGCAACTACAACCGTTATCACAGTCGATAGCACTACTGACCTTTCGGTAGACACTACAAAAAGTCCAACTATTTCAGTAATGATGCCAACCGGTTTGGCAGAAACCAAAAGCATAGATAGCATTTCAGGCGCAGAAATTACTGTGACTGAAGCCTTCAGTGAAGCCCCGAATGCAGCTGCGGTCTACATGATCGAAACAACTGACATTCAGGTTCAAAAGTTTCGAGTGCTGTCAGTAGCTGAATCAGGCGATGGCGTTTACGGCGTAAGTGCTATTGCCTACAACGAATCAATCTATGCAGCTATCGAAGAAGACATTGCGCTAACAACGCGAGACATCACAAACCTTTCGACTACGCCTTCTGCTCCAGAAAATCTTGCAGGTACTGAGTTCCTGTATCAAGAAGGTCAAACGGTCCACACTGGTTTTGACTTTAGCTGGACTCATGACCGTCTTAATACCAACGACTTTGTTGTTAAGTACAAGATCGACGATGATAATTTCATCACGCTTGTAACTAGCAACCCATCAATCACGATCAGAACGTTACGCGCTGGAACGCTAAGTGTGCAAGCCTTCGCTCGAAATTATCTTGGCAAGCAAAGCACAATCTCAACGGCTACGTTTGCTCTTGCTGGTAAAACGGCAGTTCCTGGCGATATTCAAAACCTGTCAATTGAAGCAATTAGCGCCAACAGTGCTCGTTTGAGGTGGGATCAAACAGTCGATTTAGACGTGAAGGTCAACGGTTTGGTGCATATTAAGCACAGCAGTCTGACAGATGGTTCAGCTACTTGGCCTAACTCTGTTGATCTGATTCCTGCTGTTGCTGGCAACTCAACTGAAGCAATTGTGCCGCTAGTGGCTGGCGAGATATTTGCCAAATTTGAAGATGATCTAGGGAACAAAAGCACGAACGCAACCAGCGTGCTTATGCAATTCCCTGACACGTTGGGACGTTTGATCATTGAAACGCGCAGGGAAGATCAAGACAGCCCGCCTTATCAAGGCACAAAAACCAATTGTTTTTATAGCAGCGAGAATAGTGCGTTGACTATTGATGGTGATGATGACCTTGACGATGTGACGGATTTTGATGCGATCACGTCGTTTGACTTCCTTGGAAACATTCTTAGTTCTGCCGAGTATCAGTTCGTCAATACGTTAGATCTAGGCGCAAGATTCTCATTGGATCTTCAGCGACGCTTTGCCACTCGCGCATTTTTCCCGAACGACGCAATCGATGCACGCATCGCGCTGATCGATACCTGGAATGATTTTGATGGCACGGAGGCTGATGCTGTTAATGCCAAGATGTATTTTAGAAGCACTAATAGCGACCCATCAGGCAGCCCAACTTATGGGGCATGGCAGGAGTTTGTTTCTGGAACGTTTGAGGCTAGAGCGTTCCAGTTCAAGGCAGAGCTGAAAAGCTCTGACGTTGCACAGAACATCTTGATTGATGAACTGGGCTTTGAGGCAACCTTCCAGCGGCGGCAAGAGAACAGCAACGGCACGACGGCTTCTGGCACTAGCACCAAAAGCGTGGCGTTCGACAAAGCCTTTTTCACGGGTGCAACAGGGCTTGGCGGGGCAAATGCTTATTTGCCGAGCGTTGCGATCACAGTTCAAAACCTTGGCAATGGCGAACGACTAAACGTCAGCAATGTCAGCGCCACTGGGTTTGATTTAGATATTTTGGACGGCAGTAACAACAACGTGAATCGAAACTTCACCTATGCGGCTGTGGGTTATGGGAAGGCCGTTTAAGATGGGGGCAATGCTGTCCGCAACGGATTAAGAAATGGCCAATCATGACTATGTGATCGCCAATGGGACGGGCGCGGCTGTCCGTGCTGATCTGAATAATGCCCTTGCGGCAATTGTTAGCAATAATTCCAGCAGCTCAGAGCCATCGACCAAATATGCCTATCAATGGTGGGCAGACACAACGACCGGTCAGCTGAAGTTAAGGAACGCAGCAAACAACGGTTGGGTCACAATTTTCGAGCTTGACGGCACGATGCTGATGGAGGACGGCACTGTTTCGGCTCCTGGGTTGGCGTTTGCGTCTGACCTAAATACTGGTTTCTTCAGCGGCGGTGCTGACAAGCTTAACTTTGCGACTGGTGGCGTTGAGCGTTTAGAGATTGGCAGTTCTGAAGTTGTATTTAACGACGGCAGTAATGATGTTGACTTCCGCGTGGAGTCAAACGGCCAGACTCACATGCTGTTTGTCGATGGTGGAAATGATGCGATTGGGATTGGAACGTCGTCGCCTAGCAGTTTTGATAGCGAAGCAAACAATTTAGTTGTTGGCAATGGCGTTGGAGACAATGGCATAACTATTTTTGGGGGCAGTTCTGCTGGCGATCATGGGTCAATTTTCTTTGCTGATAGCAGTTCAGGTGGTGCCGCAAAGAGAGGACAAATTCGTTATGAACAAAATAACGAAGTTATGTCATTTCATACAGCCGAAACAGAAAGGTGTCGAGTCGACCTGTCGGGCAGGCTGTTGGTGGGCAGCACAAGCGCGTATGTATCAGACGCTAATTTCCAAGTAACAGACGATACTAACGCTAAATTTGTAATAAGTAATCCTGGCAATGCGACATACTCATTAGCGGTTGGTACAGATAACGCTCTCGCGTTTAAAGACGAATCAAATGCTACAGAAAGAATGAGGCTGGATATAAGTGGGCGGCTGTTAGCGGGTCTGACTTCAAGTTCAAAAAATGCCAGAATTGTCGCCCAAGGTAACAGCGATAATGCTGCAAGTAGCGCAGAAGTTTATCTACAGCGAGGTACAGCTACTCCTCCTGATGGTACAGATCTTGCAACTATTCATTTTGCAGATAACACGGGGGCCGCTGGTGTTGATATTAGAGGCCAAAGAGACGGCGGCACTTGGAGTGGATCGTCTAAACCAGGACGACTCGTATTTTCGACCACTGCCGATGGTGCGTCGAGCCCTACGGAGCGAGTCCGCCTCACCAGCTCGGGCAGGCTGGGANTAAATACTTCAAGTCCTGAAACGTTTTTACATGTTGATAGTAGTAATACTGCGAAGANTATTGTATTAAGCCGCAATGGTGGCGTATCAGGCAGGAGACCTTTTGGTATTGGTATTGCTGGTGGAACTGATGCAACTTTAAGGATTAGCTGCTCAAGTGATACATCAGGAGCAAACGCATTTGATAATCAGTTAATTGACATCGAAAACTCGGGCACAGTTTTAATTGGTCAAACTACCGGATCTTTTGGAGCCACAGGACATATTCTTAGCTATCAAGGTCAAGCTTTTCATGTTGTTTCGGGCGACACTCCTCTATTGCTAAACAGGCAAGGAAATGACGGAGAAATTGTTAGAATTGCTCAAGGCAATGTTACAGAAGGGAACATTACCGTAAGTGGTTCTACTGTTTCTTACAACGGCGCTCACCTTTCTCGCTGGTCACAGCTTGCAGCTGGTGCAGCACGCACCGAAATTTTGCGTGGTTCTGTATTAAGCAACCTTGATGAAATGTGCGAGTGGGGCGAAGAAGATAATGAACAGCTAAACCGCATGAAAGTAAGCGATACCGAAGGCGACAAAAACGTTTCTGGTGTATTCCAAACCTGGGACGATGACGATGACACCTACACCAACGACTTCTATTGCGCGATGACAGGTGACTTTGTTATTCGTATCGCTCAAGGCACAACAGTTGCACGCGGAGATCTGCTGATGTCTGCTGGTGATGGAACGGCAAAGCCTCAAGATGATGACATCGTGCGGTCCAAAACAATTGCCAAGGTCACTAGCACCACAGTTTCAGAAACTTATGCAGACAACAGCTATTGCGTACCTTGTGTGCTGATGGCTTGCTGATCATCAACCCGCCCCGTGGCAACGCGGGGCTTCCAAGTTACAATGACCCTATTGCTTCTTTTTCATGGCTAACACCTACGTTTGGAAAATTGTTGATCTGAATCGTGACTTAAGTGACGATTTTGCAAACACAGCTCATTACACCGTGACGGCGATTAGCGATCAGAAGGATTCTGACGGCAACGCTTACAATTCTGGCGCTTACGGCAGCATTGGCTTGGATCGTCCTGACAGCCTGGCTGCTTTTGAAGATCTAACTGAGGCTGACATTGTTGCTTCTGTTAAAGCCAAGCTTGGCGGTGCAGAAAAAGTGACTGAGATTGAAACGCAACTTGCGGCACGAATTACAGAACAAGT